ACCAGATCTGGGACTGAGAGTGATATCGTCGTCTGCGCTTACGTCCCTATCTGTGCGCTCCTCGACGAGTCAATGGCTGGAGAGGTGGGGATTGGTTCTATTTCGGCCCAATATGTGATGGTGTGTTGCGAGAGATGTGGCTGACGCGAGTCGTTTACTCGTAGCGAAAGGAGGCGGAATGAAGATTTCAGCACTTAATACACTTTTAGTGGCTAAAGCCATATTCGGAAAAAGCAAGTCGCTAGTTAACTCTGGTGATAAGCACTCCTGCACCGCTGGTATAATACTGCTTCAAGATTTCGTGGAGTTAATCGTACTTGCTGTTTTGGATCAGCTAGATGCGGACGAGCAAAGAAGTTTGGAGTCTAAATCTTTTGACGAATTACTCGGTGAGCTGAAGAAGTTGAAGGTTCCAGTGGTGAAGTCTGGTACTATAAAGGCGTTGAATAAGCAGAGAGTTATTTCTAAACACTATGGTCAGTTGTCAGAGCCGGCATCTGTAGTTAATTATTTTAATACTGCAGTAGTTTTTGCTGATGCGATCTTGGGGCATGTAGTTGGTAAGAAGCTACAAGAAATATATTTAACCGATGTTCTTAGAGATGGACCTGAAAAAGACCTTATAAAAGACGCAATATTAAGCGCGGATAAAGATGATTTTCTTGATTCTTTAATCAAATTGAGGAAAGCGTTTTTTATATCTTATGAGCGCGAATACTGCATCTACGCTTTCAGAGCGGCCGAGCAAAATTTGGGGCTATGGGGTCTACTTGGCCTCAGCGCCAGCGGTGGTGGTAAAGCTCATTCATGGACCAGAAACAAGATTTGGATGGATGCAAACGTAAAAACTCCGTGTGACTATATTCAAGTCGACTCGGAAAAACTAAAGACCGACTGTATGGAGTGGGGTATAAGTACTGTAGATACAGAGAATTTCAGGCGTCTCACGCCAAAGGTTGTCGAAACGGAAAAAGACGTTTGGCATGTTGACTATGATACAAACTTTGCAGCTAATGAACTAAATGTTGAGAATTTTAATTACTGCTTAGATGTGGTTTTGGATTTTTTGCTAAAAAAACAAGAGTTTGACACAGGACATAAATGGCCGAAGCGAGTGAAATCAATTCCCGCTCCGCCAATTTATATTGGAAAGCCTGTTTTTGAACGTCCTTCGTCGCATTCGAGAGTGGTCGGCTATGTTAACGAAGGTTTTTATTACACCGTTGACCGAGTTGTTACAGGTTTTGATGCGGGCGAAAAGTATCTATATGTGCACCTATATCCACAGGGTGAGGAACTTCTGGTGGGGTCTCATATGTGGGGTTACATGTTAAATGAATGAGTAATTAGTATTTTCTGCTGGTACGAAGATTTTCGCGCCTCCCTCCCTGCACATAAAAATCATGCAGGGGGGAGCATCACTTACAGTTTCAACGCCATCTGCAACATTCCTACTACGTCCGGCCCATCCTCATTAATCCACATCCCATAATGCTGGCGGATCATGTTCCCGTTGGTATGGCCCATCTGTTCAGCGATCCAGTCAATCGAAGCTACTCCCGTAGTCAGCAACTGGCTGGCGTAAGTGTGGCGGCACTGACCAGGTCCGCGATAACGTACCCCGGCTGCGTTCAAATGAGCCTTAAAAAACCGATCACGCACAACGAAATCGCTCACATGCGGCAGACCGCTTTTGGTGTTCAGAAACACAAAGTGCAGCTTGTGCTTACGCACTGTTTTGTTGTCCCGCTCCACAATCTCCACGGTCTGCGCCTTTTTGACCGGCTTCATTGCATCAATCTTGCGTAGCGCGTCCCACGCAGGCTCCAGTAGCCGAACCTTCCGCGTCGAGCGCCGCGTTTTCGTAACCCGATATGCCCCTCGTACCTTGGACCGACGAAACGTCACCGTCCCTTGCTGCAAATCGACATCCTCCCAAGCCAGCGCGATAGTCTCCGAAACCCGTGGCCCCGCCCAAATCATGAACTGAATCATCAGCAACTCTTGCGTCCGATGCGTCGGCGTTTCGAGGATCTGCTTGATCTCTGCCCTGGTAAATGGATCCGGTGCTTCAGGATCGGGCAACCGCACGAACAGCCCCTCGGTCGGATCATGCGCAACCTTTTTGCGAGTGCGATAAAGCCGAAAGACCTGGCGCACATTGCTGATGATGTCCCGAATGGTTTTGTTCTTCAGCCGCTTCGACAGCGTGTCCTGCACCCACTCCTGCAAATCCAGATGATCGATCTGGTCGATCTGTACCTTGCCCCAGCGCGGTCGCACATGCACCTCGGCCTTGTTTGCATATCCCCGATAAGACGTCGCAGCAACGCTGTTGCTTTTGATCTTCAGCCACAGGTCGAGGTAGTGGCCGAAGGTGTTCTCGACCAAGGTGGCCGAATCAGGAAAGTGCCGGCTGTAATTGAAGGTGCCGGCCTTGATCTCGTATTCGATGATGTTGACCAGGTGCGCAGCTTGCTCCCGGTTGGCCGCGGTATTTCCGCCGGGCAAAAGCTCCCGGTACCGCTTGCCGTTGTAACGAAAATAGACCCGCACCGAATTGCCACGGGCCTCTACGCCATGTGCCATACACGTCCCTAAACGATGAACTGAACCACTGATCAGCAGAGCAAAAGCAGAAGGCCCGACATGGGGCCTTTCTGTGTTGCCGTAGGTTGGAGTGTTGCTGATCAGTCCTGACGAAGTAACCAGAACAATCCGGCGCTTTTTCTAGGTGTAGGAGGGATGCCGGACCGGGCTTCCTCTGCTCTACGCAGTGACGCAATCACTTGCCGTGCTTTGCTGCATTTACGGTGGTTGCCGTGGGCGCGGGATTTGCCACATTGATCACAGATGCCGTTTAGGTCCAGATTCCAGGGAAACGATTTTCTTCTCTTCATCGTGTCCCCCGGTCACATCCGAAACGATTGAAGCGTGAGGTGAGGCTGATTTTCGGATTCAGTCTTGGAGCTGCCGACGTCTAGCGTTTCGCAAATAAACCGCTGCCGAGGTCGGTTGGCCGGGGTCAAGGCGCCTTCCAGAGACTGGGCGGTTCTCGCGCATTGCTCGTAGGCGTCTCCGCTGACCCATTGCTGGACAGGAATTACCTGGCAGTCGAGACGGGATGCGTCGGTGCAAAGGTATAAAAACAACAGAGCTGTTGCCTGCATGGTGCTTCTCCTTCGGGCGATGGGGAGTTGCAGCTCCCCATCGCCCTGTAATCCAAATCAGCGCGCTTAGCGCCGTGGCTTGTTCTTCTTCGCTTCCGCCCGTACCGCCATCAGCTCGGCCCACTCGACAGACTTGCGCTGCTGTCGGATCCGACTACAGGCCTGATGCTTGCGGGTGGATCGGGCTTTGCCGCAGATGTCGCAGCAACTGGGGAGGTCAAGCCGATGGCTCGCCATGGGCGGGCGTGTGCGTGCCACAGAATTGGCTGAGGGTTGCATCAGGCGTCCCCCAGCAAAGCGAGGGTGAGGGCGTTGCGCTCGCCCTGGCGAGTCAGCTTGTTCAACGGCTGCACACTGGTGTGACCATTGCGAAGTTTGACGATCGCCGTTGCGCTGTCGATCTCAGCAATCTTGCCTTCACGAACGCTGAGACTGACGCTGTGTCCGGTGCTGCGTGCGGCGACGAAAGTCACGTCGTCGCCGACTTTGAAGGCGTTCGTGGTAGCCTCTGTGCCGCTGCCACTTGGGTTTTGTGCTTGCATGGTGCTTCTCCTTTGGGGTGGTCGGTGTCGAGGGGTTGCAGCCCCTCGGCACCAATTCTTTTCGGCATGAACTCGTTGTTCAGCCGGCGCGGCGAACAAGGTGAATCGCCAAGTCTTCAAGCTGCTCGTTTCCAGCGGCCTCCTTCTGCCACTGCAAAACCTCATCGATCTGTTTGCTCGAGCAGTCATCGACAAGCAGCGTCCGCTCACCGCGCTCTAGCCTGACTTCCATGATTCCGAGCAGGCCGTGATGCGAATACGCATCCGCATGAATGATCCCGGCCTGTTTGCCTTCAGCCAGTTGCTGGGCTTCGATCGATCTCAGCTTCGTCGTCTTGCCCGTGCCGGCGTCGCCGGTGATGACGTGTACTTGCATGGTGCTTCTCCTTTGGAATGTGCCCAGCGTTGCAGCGCTGGTGGCGGTTACGCGCTCTGAAAAATCCAGCAGCGCACGGTGGTGGGTTTGTTGAACATCGCGTTGCCGGCCGCTTGTGAGGCGCGGACTGCGCTGTACACGGCCTTGTTGGATTCCAGCCATTTGTGGCTGCGGCTATTGACCAGCAACCCGCGCAAGGTTTTGAGGTCGGCGAGGTTCTGCCGATGCTCGCTGGCCTTTTCGGCGAACTCGTTGAGGTTGATCGCAATGAGTTTTGGGTCGGTGCTGTGGTTGACCTGCGGACCTTCGCCCAGGCTTTCGAGGTATTCGTAGACTTCCCAAAATTCGGCAACCAACGGGTGGTCTGCGCTGATCGCGGCTTGTCGATCCAGAGCCATGACCATCAGTGCCTGGTGTGTCGTAGCGACGTGGTTGTCATCGAGCGGGCACACCAGGCGCAGGCAATCGACCAGGGCCATCAACTGGCTGTGGTTCTTGATGATCCGTTCCACGCGGATTTCTTTGAGCCGGCGCAGTTGCTGTTCATGAACCAGCACGCGTTCGGCGAACTTGGCCATCACCTGCGCTTCAGCGCGCACGGCGAGCAGCAGGAAGTGGCTCAGTTGCTCGACCGGGATCAGGTTCAGGTTGTCAGCGGCGGCGCGGCTCTCGGTGGTGACTTCCGGACGCGCAAAGTGAGATTTGATAATCCGGGTCAGGATCGCTTCAGATGCGCTGACATCGGCGTTCTGGCTGATCGCAATCGCGCCCCGGAACGGCGGTTCGTAGGTCTCGTTGCCGCTGGTTTTCATACCTTTGGTGCCGAGCGTACCGCCGCCGTAGAAGTCCTTCAGTTCGTCCCAGTCGAAACCCTTGGCGTGCGCTTTGTCCGGCTCGTTGCGGTCGCCCTCGATCAGCACGACGGGCATGTTCGAGACCTGACCCATTGCGCGCTGGCGTCCGGCACGGGTCGATTTCGATGGATCAAAACCTTCATGCTCGCGGCCGAGCAGTTTCCACAGGAAGGTCAGCAGTGTGGTCTTGCCGGCGCCGGCTTCACCGGTGACCTCAAGGAACGGAAAGGACTTGTACTGCGCGCGGATCTGCTCGGCGAACAGCGAGCCAAACCAGAACGCTAGGGCGACGATTCCTTTGGCACCGAAGCACAGCCACAGCATTGGCAGCCAGTCAGTGCGGTACTGCTTGCTGTCACGCTGGATGTGCATGGCGATCGACTTCTGCAGCGTCTTCAGTCGTAGCTTGCCGAACTCGAAAAAGTCCTCCTTGTTGACCACGCTGACGATGCCGCCGCGTACCGCGAGGTCGCCAAAGACGTAGCAGCCGTGCAGCTTGCTGTAGCCAATGAAGTCGATGGTCTCGACAGTCTTCAGGCCGAACAGCTGATCCTTCATGATCTTGTCGAGCTGCTGCCCGCTGCCGGTGAAGACGGCGCCGGCGGCCATGCTGAGCAAACGCTTTTTGAACTCGCTGGCGGCCGCGACTTGGCCACCGGTGAAGGTGTTCTTCACGCTGCCGCTGTCGTGCGGAAAATCTACGCGGAAGTAGTACCAGGATTCGTCGGTGACTTCGTTGCGCTGGAAGTACAGCGCCTGCGGGTAGCAGTTGGCGATTTCCACAACGCCACCGCATTGGCGCAACGCCTTTTCGCGACGCTGCTTTTCGTTCAGCAACTGGTCTTCGTGGCGCTCGGAGGACTCCAGCGCCTGCATGGCCTTGTTGAATTTCTCCAGGTCCATCTTGAACCAGTAGAGTCGGCTGTCGAAGCCGAAGTGAAACTCGTGGCGCTCACGCCATTCGTACATCAGCACGCCTTTCTCAGACGCGCTTTCGGCGATCAGCAAGGAGCCGTGATAGCGAGCTGTGGCCAGATCCTTTTCGATCTGCTCGGCACGCTCGCTCTCACCGTCGATGAATGCCCAGCGCTGATGCAGATCGTTCCAATCGACCTTTCGGCTGTCCGATTGCGGGATCTGCGCTGCTTCGCACTCGTAGCCAAGGGCGCGAGCCTGACGCACCCAGCGCTTGGTGTATTTGTGCGCGCCGGGTTCGTTGTCCAGTGCCCAAATGAGCTTGGGCAATTTGCCGCCGCGCTGCCGGGCCAGCTCCTTCAGAGACTCTTCTGGGAAGAAGGCCGACGACATTGCCGAAGCCGCTGCAATGCCGTTATGCATCAGAGCGATGGCGTCGAAGATGCCCTCGACAATCCACAGCTCTTTGACGTCCAGCAGCTCTACACATGGCGGGCACCACCAGTACCCACGCGGACTATCGCCAGGCTTGAACCGCGCCTTCATCTTGCCGAACCGGTGCGGCCGGTCGATCAGACGTTCCCAGTAGCCGCCTTTCTCCAACACAAAGCGCACCGTCGCGCTGCCGGCATTCAGCTCGCCGGAGAAATACGTTTCCTGCGTAAACCAGCCTTGAATCAGATCAAGCCGAAAGCCACGGGCAAATTCCAGATACGCACGGGCGGTAGCGCTGGGGTGTTGCTCGCTCGCCGGGGCGCGCTTGCTCCAGTCTTCGAACAGGTCTTCGTAGATTTCTTTGACGTGCCAGGTCTGGCCACACTTGCCCCGGCCGCAGCGGATCATCCACGGGGCATCGTGGAAGGCGTACAGCTCCTTTTTCTTGCACGCCGGGCATTCGCCCTGGCGCATGTACTTGCCGGCCTTGTGCTTGAGGCCGTAGTCGGACTCAAGACGCTGCAGAATGTCGGCGCGCAAATCGTGTTTCATGTTCATCGGGGCTTACTTCACTTCGCCGAGACTGTGTTTAAGGGCGCCAATCAGGCGTTTTTGCGCGGCCATCACCGGGAAGGCCGACAGCAGCGAACCATGCCGTAAACCCTCGGGAATCATGCGAAACCGATCGTCATACCAGTACTCGTTGAACTGCATCGAGTACTGAGCGCGCAGTGCCTGGAGCAGGGCTTCGGCCTGTGCGCGGGGCAGTTTTGCGGTGATGGCGATGTCGATTTCCATGATCCACCTCGAATTTCAGGCAAAGCTCACCCAAACCCACGGGAAGCGGGGCAGGGCGGGGTGTTTAAAAAGGGATTACTGAGGGTGGTGCTTGTGTGCGGAGTCGCGCTGGGCGAGCAGGGTCTGCGGTAGCAGTCTCGCCGGTACCGGGTAGCGCAGATCGGCCCGGGTGTCGATCAAGTGCACCACCGTGCAGTCGGGGCTTTTGCCCCAGTCCACGCCGATCCACTTGCGCTGATTGATCACCTGCAATTCGGTCCAGGCGTTGTGCACCAGTCGCTCCGCCATGAAAACAGGAACCTCCAGCGAAGTGGCCAAGTGACGAACGCAGTTTTCATAGAGCAGGTCCGAGTCCACCAGGTACTGCGCTTCGTGCCGTTGCAGGTAAGCAAACGCGGCACGTTGCATGCTGCTGCGGTAGTCGTGGGTCAACTGATCGTGGTTCATTGCGCACACTCCATTTCCATTTGGTCGAGCAGGTCAGGTTGATCGTTGGCGGTCTTCATCGCGGCGCGGCGCAGGGCGATGTCGGCAATGGGCAAACGCACCGATGGGTTGGCCATGCCGCTGGGACTCATTTCGTGAGTCATTTCGAACTCGGCACGCACCGACCAGCCGCAAGCTTCGTTGGTGCATTGCAGGTAGGCCACCCGCAGGAAAATGTGTGTGCCTTCGCTGGTGCGGATTCGCATGCGGCCCTGGCAGTGCGGGCAGACAAGTTTGTAAGTACTCACCCGACGACCCCTCGACCGTGCAGTTGAATGGTGGCCAGCACTTCGGCGTAGCGGGCGGACATGTAGTGCATCAGAGCGTTGATGATTGCTTGGGCTTCGCAGGACTCAATGACACCGTCGTCGAGTGCTTTGGCAATGATCTGATCAACCATCCCGCGCTTGGCGGCGGCTTTGACTGACCGGTTGTACAACTCGACGTTGTCCAGGTCCGCCGACGCGGTCAGCGGGACGAACATGCCGCCGTATTTGGCTGCGATGTAGTCCGGCAGGAAAGTCGTTCCTACGACCTGTTCGAGACGATGAATGTGGTCGTCACTCAGCGGTCGGCTACCGGCATTTTCATAAGCCTGGTTGTCGAACTTTTTGAGCGACATGCCAAGATCGGCGGCAGCGTAAATCCGGCCACCTTCGTAGGCGCCGATTACTGCGCTGACGACATCCTTTCTGCTGGCTAGAACTGGGCGTTTCATCTTCTGGTTTCTCCTTGGCTTCGTCGGCCTTACAGTTGATCAACAGCCTCAGATTCATTTGGCTTTGCATTGGGATCGACAAGGATGCCGGGCAGTACTTCTTTACCTATCAATCGCGAGATGTCTCTCAGAATGCTGAACGACAGGCGCCCACGTGGCAGCGAGTCATGTCCGGCCCACCGTTGAACCACTTGAGTAACCGTGCGCGGTTCGTAACCGTGGCTGATCGCGAACTGGCGAAAGTTGCTTCCGTTCTCTATCAGCCTCGCCTGGATCTGGCGCTTTTCCATGGCTTGGCTCATGGTTGATGTGTTCCTACTTGGTTAAGATGTACCTGTTTGTTCGCAGTATACGCACCCAAATGAGTGCGTCAACCGGATATTATGAAAAAATGAGTATAGCCACGCGCCTGCGCAGTGTTCTCGATCACAAAGGCTTGTCGATCAAGGAAGCCTCTGACCTTGTAGGAATTCCCTACAGGACGCTACAGAACTATCTTCTTGATGAGCGGGAACCCAATGCGAAAGCCATGGGTGCCCTTCGTACCCATTTGGGTATAAGTGTGGATTGGCTACTCACAGGTGAGGGTTCTATGTTTCACGGTGTGTCGATCGAGGGGGCAGGGCCTGAGTCGGCAAACATGCAGGAGAAGGCCATGCTTGAGCTGTTTCGCTCCCTCGGCGATGCAGGCAAGCG